TATATATATCTCTCTTAGATATTTGATCCGGCATTTGTAACAACAAAATCAAGTGCAACAAATTCAACTGTTCTAGTAGGCTGAATAAATATTTTACCACGAATTGTATTGTTTTCAACATCGGCTTGGGTTGTGGTTGTTGTGTCAATTACAACCTTGTATCTATCAACACCACTCTGTTCTTGAATTGTTTGAAGAATAGGATTGACGAGTGCATTAAACCTTTCCAAAGTTTCGGCTCTGTTCGGCTCAAATAATAGTGTATTTGCTATGTTTCTAACTTTTCTTCTAATGCTAATAAGAAGACGCCTTACATTGACTCTATCCAAAGCAGAAGAAGCAGCCATTAGTGTTTTCTGACCCCAAACTGTAACTCCGGTTCCGGGGAATGCAGCAATTGGATTAATGTCAGCGTCATATAGGTCGTCTAAATTTGCTCGATTTAGTCGAACATTTGCCATTTCTACAGTTTCTAAAGCGCCTCTAGAAAATCCTGCAGGTGCAAACCAAGGATGTCCTATTCTATCGTTAAGTGAATATGCACCTAACACTGAAACGGATGGTGGAACCTGGACAAGTGTTCTTTTGTCTGGATCAACAACTACAATATCAGGGAAATATGATGCAGCAAACGAGCTATCTAATCCTCTGTTTTTAAACGCATCAACTGTGTTTTTCACGTGAGGATTTTGTGCAGCCGATGATGTAATAACAGCATTAAACTGATCACGTTCTTCAATGTCCATAATGTACATCGCGTCAAATCGTTTTTCTGTAGAGTTTATAGCAAAGTCAGTAACAGACGCATGCCTTAATCCAGGAATAGCAAGTAGTTGTATATCAACGTCAGCTTTTGAAGACATTATATCGACAGCTTTTCTATAAGCTGCAACTGTTGGACCGGAAGTTTCGCCTTGCGCTGAATCATCCATTTCTCGTTTTGCAGCTGCATTTAACAGTTTTGATTTGTCTGAATTAAATATATTGACACCGTCAAACCCACCCTGAAGTGGGACCGTAAATTTTACAAACTTTCTATTACTTACTATTTCTAAGTCATCAACTGAGAATGCCCTTGTTTTTAAGGTATCATCTGCAGCTATCACTCCGTTTCTAACGTATGATGCACTAAGCCACTGTTCAGGATCTGCCTTCCCATCTGATCCTGTTCGAACGCTAATGTTTTCTAAGCTAAATTTATTATTATTAAATTTATCCGAATCCAAAACTGAGCCATTAACATCTGCAGCTCCTGGATTATTTCCAATAGAAAACTTAGTGCTGTCTTTTCTGTGGCTTGGGAAGTGTTTAACAAACGTGTTCCATGAATTATCAAGTAAGCCTACTTTATTTGGCTGCGTTGCTGAGGTTTGTCTAGTAGTTTGCATACCCCAATAAAGCCTAGTGTCGCTTCTTTTCTGTATTCCTGTTCCTTGGGCAACAGTCAATCTGTACGGTGCAGGAGGTTCAACAACTCTTCTCAGTAAGTCAGCGTGTACGTAAGTAGCGGGGTCGTCTTCGTTGCATAGTAACGATCCACTAGTTACCAAGTGATCTGGTCCTCTAAATCCGACAGGCAAAGCGGATTCGTCCACATTGTTTTTCTTAATTGCATCTGATATTTCTACTCTTATATATCTAGATCTAACTGGATGGCTGCCATCAACAATTAGCTTTTGCGATTCTGCATCATTATCAAAATTATAAAAAATATGCTGATCGCCAATAACCCGACCAATAAATCTATCAGAATTTGGATTAAGTGTAATTCCTCTAAATGATTCTAGCACAACTTTTTCATCGTCCGAATCGTCAAACTTTCTTACTAGAAGATCGAAGGAACCATATTTGTCGGTGTTTGAAGTCGACTTATTTATATTTTCTATTGATATTTTAAATTTATTTGATACACCTGCACCGTCTGATAGTGCATGTATTCTGAACAAACTCTTGTTATCGTTACCAAACTTTTGAGATATGACAAAAGGTGATTTTGCATGATCATAGCGATCTTCGAATGATTCATACATAGGTACGTTCGCATTAACTGTTCCGCGCCCTATCGATGAGGTAAGCAAGAATGCTATATCCTCGTGAGTTTTTGCAGTTATACCTCTTGAGTATTGACCAACTGGAAGAGCACCGCTACCTGTTACTGCCGCTAAGTCTGGGTAAACGTCGTAAGATCCGTAAAGCAAGTGACCTTTCGTTTCTATTTGCAGCGGATCAGTGTTAAAAACGTTTGCAAAATAGTTCGGTGCCGTCATATCAAAAGAAGCTGTAATGCAAGTCGGTGTTGCAGCACTTCCCTTAAATCCATTTAGCAGCATTACAAATTCCTGAGATGCTAACGCTAAACTACCTGTTATTGCGCCTTTCTGTCCAACAATTTGATTTGCGCTAGCCATTGCTGTTGCACTATTTGAAGGCTGCTCGGAAGGGTTTCCTGCTGGAGGCAAGCTTGATGCACTTAAGTGAAGAATGACACCACTTGGTGCAAGAACCACACCGCGAAGAATTGGAACTGCACCACCAGATCCACCTTCTAAAGCAGTTGCAGTTGCAGCATTACCGTTTATATTTCTTATTGTAATTGTATTTCCTAGTTCTCCATGATTAACAGCAGAAAGAGTGAGCCTGGTTGAATTTGTAACAGTAGCAGCTAATCCTGCAACTCCGTTTGTATAAGATACACCGCCTGTTGGATCTGTTGTGTTGGCACCGTCTGTTCCTGCATTTATAAAAGCAGCAACTTGTGTTGCTACTGAGGCAGCAGTGATACCACCGTTGATGCCGATTCCTAACTGATTCGTATCTGCAGTTGTAGTACCATCGTTATCTCCAGAATGAATTTTAAATTTGAATTCGACACCTGTTCCGCCCATGCTAACAGGAACTGTGATACCGACATGATCATCATTAGAAAAACCAGAAAACTCAATACATTCCTTGGTTGCTATAGCAGTTGTAGCTTGTTGTATTCCAGCATCACTAAATATGGTTGAACCATTCGACTCAGACATAAATGTACCTAAGAAGTAAGTTCGACCTAATATTCCTAAATTTGCTGCCTTATTTGCATTCGGATTGTCACCTAGTAAACCATTTGCTTGCACAAGCTGATCACCGACATTAAATCCAGCGTTTGCCACGTTTCCTGTTGTAGAGTTTCTTTTTTTACCGTCACCTGCACCAAGCACACGTAAGTAGGTACAGGATTGCGCATTTCTTAGCCACTCACTAACAGCAATTGGTCCAAATTTTTCACCATCAGATCCACCAAATGTGCTTTTAAATTCTTCGAAAGTTGCAAAAGTTAGTGGGACATATGCCGGACCTTCAAGCGCTGTTCCGATAATTCCAGCAGGTGTACCAACTGGACCGGTTACCCTTGGTTGCGAAAGATCAATCTCTCTTGTGCTTACGCCTGCTGATTTAAATGTTAGTTCTGCCATTTATAAACTCCGTAATTTTTCTATAACCTTAAGTATTCTCTAGTCAAAGCTTACACCTGAATTTGTTATAATAAAGTCGATTGCTATAAATTCAACTGCTCTTGTTGGCACTAAAACAATCCTTCCGTTAAGCCTATTTTGTTCAATGTCTTCATCTGTGTTGTTAGAAGAATCCATAACAATTTTAAACTGATCAATCCCTTGCTGAGACTGAATCATCGCCAATAGCGGAGTTGTTTGTGCTACAAATCTTGCTCTAGTTGCTGGAGTATTTTGTTCAAAAATAATTTTATTTGCAACTTCAGAGATAATTCTCTTTACTTCAAGTAGCATTCTTCTTACGTTCACACGATCTAGCGCTGATCGGGTAATTTGCAGTGTTTTTTGTCCAAATATAACAAACCCACCGTTAGGAAAGTTAGCAATCGGATTTATTCTTGCTTCGTACAGTACATTTCTATCTTCAGCAGTCAACCTAACTTTGGTGTTAAGTACTCCCTCTAGTGAGCCTCGATTAAATCCTGCAGGAGCAAACCATGGATATGCAACTGCATCGTTAAAAGCAAGTGCCCCAATTGCTGCGACAGACGCAGGCACGTTGACAGCTGCTCGATTTACTTCGTCATTTATAATTACATCAGGAAAATATGTTGCAACGTAATTGTTGTCAATATTTCTTGATTCAAACTGCTCTACAGTTTTTCTTACGTTCGGACGATCTGTTGAGTCGTCATAAAGTCTAGCTGGAGTATCGTTGAAAGACGGTACGTCGGACAAGTATATTGCTTTACTGTAATCTCTTGTAAGATCCGCAACGTGATCTGTGACGAATGGGTCTCTAATTCCTGGGATCGCGATTACGTTAACTCGTGAAGCTAGTGGATCTGTTAAAATTTTTGCAGCAGAGCGATATGAACTAATAGCGTTATTGTCTTTTCCGGTGCCGGGTGAAGAATCTGATGACAAATTTATATATCCAAGCGCGTCACCAGCTGCCTTACCACCAGCACTTACAGAAGATGCTTTATCGTTTAGTAATCTTTGATCACGATCTAGAATATTTACACCGTCAAAACCACCATAAAACATATTGGAAAATTTCATGTAATCTGTAAATCGATTAAATTTAGTCGCCGATCTTGCTGAAGCTAAAGTTGCAAATGTTATTCTTCTGGTAAAGCTACCATCACTTAATGTGTACTGTGGATTATTAACCTTTCCATTTCTTATATATGCTGCTTCTCTCATATGCTCGTCTGCAGTTCCTGTGACCGCAGAATCAATCTCTGCATCGATACCAGTTGTCGCTGCCAAAGTTTGATTTGATAAAGCAACTTGTGCTAATGTAAACTTATTATTGTTAAATGCATCTGCCCCAGATCCCGTAACCAAAGTATCTAACTTAGAAATACCTAAGAATTTAGAAAAGTTAGAAATTAACTGATTTGGTTCTGAGCTAGCATTTGCAACTAATGCGGCATTTGTTATACTACCAGTAAGTGGGACTCGCTCAAATTTTACCCCGAAGAAAAATCGATTATCTGCTAGCTCTAAAGGCCCTGGTTCACCTGCGTGAGCAGGTGATGCGATTTTTTTAACTGCATTTCTAGTTGCTTTAAATCTAAATGGTACAGGAGGTACAATAGAATATCGAAGATCTTCTGAAGAAGGCTCTGAGTCTGACATGTTATCGTACGTAAGGCGAGTTGTCCCGCTATTTGACCCCATTGATAAAAATCCAGTTTCATCCATTAAGTTATCTGTAGTTTTTAAAACAGGTAGACCTCTAAATCCAAAAGGTAGTGCAGATTTCGGGATTCGCCCTTCCTCTACCATTGCATTCATATGTATTCTTACAAAAGCAGATCGATTTGACCTTTTTCCGCTAACGTTTAATCGACGCTCACTTTCTGTTTCAGCGTCGAAATTGTAAAATACTTTCATGTCACCAATTTTATTAGCGACGTAATTTTCAGAAGTTGGATCTAAGTTACATAAATTATATTGCTCTAACACCTTCATGTCTGTGTCTGTATCAGTGAAATCCCGAATCAAAACAGTAAACGTCCCGTATTCAGATTTAGGATTTGTTGACCTTCGTAGGTTTGATATTGAAACTTTGACCTTGTTGTTTCCTACTTTTCCATCATCAATCATTTCAAAATGAAATAAATCGTATTCTGTTGTACCAAAAGGTTGTGATATAAAACTAGTTGTTTTTGCTGTTTGATATCGGGTGTTAAAGCTTCCAAACAAATCCCTAAACGCCATTGAAGCGTCACCGCTAGCAGCGCTAGTACCAGTTGATCCAGATAAGACTGCGACAGTCTCGCCTGATGCATCATATCGAACTTTTGCTATTTCGGATTCTACTGGAAAGTGTGCATACAGAAG